CGGCGTCGGCGACCTCGAGGTGCTGTCTGCTTCCACCAACTTTATCAAGAGCGCGTGGTACGAGAACGACGGCAGCGGCGGCTTCGGCCCGCAGCAGGTCATCAGCACGGCGGCGGACGATGCGGTCAACTTACATGGGGTGATCAATGGCCACTATTGCTGACCTTCGCGCCCGCCGCGAGGCTTTATCTACCCAGCGATCCTCCGGAGTCGCCCGCGTCAGCTATGACGGCAAGACCGTTGATTACCGCAGCGTGGCGGAGATCGACCGGGCCATCGAGGCGCTGGATCGCGAAATCGCCACACTCGAGGGGCGGCGCATCGTCAGGCAGGTGCGCATCACCACATCCAAGGGGCTGTAATCCATGGGGCTGTTTGACAGGTTTCGCCGTCCCGCGCGAGGGGTCGGCCCGGCAGCCGTGCGTGCGCGTCTTGAGGGGGCGATGTCACAACGCCGGTTGCGAAGCTGGAACCCGCCACTGGAAAACATTAACTCGCTGGTGGCCTCAGGTGGACCGCGCCTTTTGGCGCGTGCAAGGGAACTGGTGGTGACCAATGGCTATGCGGGAAATGCCTGTGAGGCCTTTGCGTCAAATATTGTCGGCGACGGTATCAAGCCCTCGTCGCTGATTGAGGATGCAGGCCTTCGGGACCGTGTTCAGCGGCTGTGGCTTGCCTGGACGGACGAGGCCGATGCTGACGGGCTGACGGATTTTTATGGGTTGCAGGCCATGGTGGCGCGCGAGATGTTTGTCGCGGGCGAGTGCTTTGTGCGCTTACGGCCACGGCGGGCCGAGGATGGCTTGCTTGTCCCACTGCAGATGCAGCTTTTGCAATCGGAGATGCTGCCGTTTGAGAAGACGGACATGGCCGCAAATGGCAATCGCATCCGCTGCGGGATCGAGTTTGACCTGATCGGACGGCGGGTAGCCTATCACTTCCGCCGCAGCCATCCGGGTGACAGCACGGATCAGCGTGTCGCCGTGCCCGAAACGGTGCGCGTGGCGGCCGAGGATGTGCTGCACATCTACCGCCCCATCGATGCGGGCCAGATCCGGGGCCTGCCGCATGTGGCACCCGCAATGGTACGGCTGTTCTTGCTCGATCAGTATGATGACGCAGAACTTGACCGTAAGAAGACCGCAGCAATGTTCGCAGGCTTCATCACCAAGACAGCACCCGAAGACCCGATGATGGGCGAGAGTGAGGCGGACCTTGATGGCGCAGCGATGGCGAGCCTTGAGCCTGGCACGATGCAGGTCTTGCTGCCCGGTGAGGATGTGAAGTTCTCCAGCCCCGCTGATGTGGGTGGCGGCTATGAAGCGTTCCAGTATCGCACGTTGCTGGCTGTCTCGGCCTCATTGGGCTTGCCGTACCATCTGGTGACTGGTGATGTGCGCCAGGCGAACTATTCCAGCTTACGCGCGGAACTGGTGGAGTTTCGCCGCCGCGTACAGCAGCTGCAACACGGAGTAATCGCATATCAGCTCTGCCGACCCGTCTGGGCGCGCTGGCTGGAAGCGGCGCAACTGGCAGGTCGATTGGATCTGCCTGATCCGGCGGCTGCGCGCATGGTGCAATGGATCCCGCCACGCTGGGATTGGGTCGATCCGCTGAAGGACATTCAGGCACAGGTGCTGGCGATGGAGGCGGGCATCACCTCGCGGCGCAAGGTGGTCGAGGCCACGGGCTATGACGTGGAAGAGGTTGACCGCGAAAACGCGGCTGATGCCGCGCGGACCAAGCAGCTGGGGCTCGTGTACAGAACCAGCCCTGGCGAGACGCAAGGCGCGCGGGCAACACCGGCGCGGCGTCCTGATCCGGATGATGGAGCAGACGATGGGGCAGACCAAAACAATGGCGATGACGCGGCAGCGACCGGGCCCGCCTCCAATCAGGAGTGACACCATGAAGAGTTGGTACACCATCCGCGCCCGGGCTTTGGGCGCGGAAGTGCTGATCTATGACGAAATCGGCGCCTACGGCGTCAGCGCCAAGGGCTTTTTGGCCGAGCTGGGCGCGCTGCCGGATGACGCGCCGATTGATCTGCGCCTCAACAGCCCCGGCGGGTCAGTCTTTGATGCGGTTGCAATCTTCAATGCACTGAGCCGTCATGCAGGCCATATCACTGTCTGGATCGATGGCATCGCTGCCTCGGCCGCAAGCTACATCGCTATGGCGGGCGATGAGATCGTCATGCCGGAAAACGCTTTCATGATGATCCATGACCCAAGCGGTATTGTCATGGGCACAGCGGCCGATATGCG